AGACCTACATGCTGCTGCGCGATCCGAACGAACTGCGGAGCGCGACGCCGACCTTCAACAACATCCCGGTGCTCGACCAGCACATCCCCGTCACCGCCGCCGACGAGCGGCGCGAGCGGGTGATCGGCTCGACCGGCACCGACGCCGCGTGGCGCGCCCCGTATCTCGATAACTCGCTGGTGTTCTGGTCCGACCACGCCATCGCGATGATCGAATCGGGAGACATGCGGGAACTGAGTTCGGCCTACCGCTACGTGCCGGTGATGACGCCGGGCGTCTTCGAGGGCGTCCGCTACGACGGCGTGATGACCCAGATCAAAGCCAACCACATCGCGCTGGTCGAGGCCGGACGCGCGGGTGACGACGTCGTCGTGATGGATGCCAAACCAAAGGAGAAACCCATGCGCCTGTCGCCTTACGCGGCCTATCTCGCGGGATCGACCGTTGCTTACCTGACGCCGCTGCTGGCGCAGGATCAGAAGCTGCCCGATATGCACAAGCTGTTCCTCGGTCTCGACCGCAAGAACAGCAAGCGGAAGGTGCCCGAGATCGTGGCGGGCATCACGCGCGGGCTGAAGGACGTCAAGCTAGCCCAGGACGCCGAGGTGCATATCCACGAGCACCTGGACGGCGCCGGGGCCGGCGCGCCGCCCGACGACGTGGCCCCCGGCGATCCCAACGGAGCGGCCGGCGTCGTGCCAGGCCAGGAGAAGGAAGACCCCGCCGCCAACGGTGGCGCGGGCGACGACGACCTCGCGGCCAAGGTCCAGCAGTTGTTGCAGGGCCAGATCGACGACAACGACCTCGCGATCATCCTGCACGCGCTCAAAGAGGTGAAGGCGCCCGACCTCGGCAATGGCGGCGGTGATCCGCCCGCCAACGGCAACGGCGGCGGCGATCAAGATCCCGACGACGACAAGAAGAACCCGCTCGCCGCGACCGACGAGGACGACGTCGCCGACAAAATCGACACAGCCAGAAAGGACACGCCCGCGATGGATAAGCGGTTCAAGGTCGCGATGGACGCGGCCATCGCCAAAGCGGTGAAGGAGAACACCGAGAAGCTCAATGCCCGCGACGAGGCCGCGCGGTTCGTCCGCCCGTGGGTCGGTGACATCGCCGTCGCGATGGACAGCGCCGCCGAGGTCTACAAGTTCGCGCTCGAGCAGTCGGGCGAGGACGTCACCGGCATCCACCCGTCCGCCTTCAAGGCCCTGCTCACCCGAATCCCCAGGCCCGGCGAGGAGCAGCAGCGGCCGTCGCCGATGGCGATGGATAAGGCCGGCACCAGCAAATACCTGGAACGATTCCCCAACGCCAACCGGCTTCGGGCCCACTAAGAGGAGGACGCGGCAATGGCGTTTCAACAGACGATCAACATCACCCAGGCGGTCGGCGTCGAGGGTGACTTCGCGTCGGCCAACCCGCGCTGGTCGGTCAACTCGGTCGAGGGTGGCTTCAAGGCCGGCGGCACGCAGAACGCGGCCCCGCCCGCCGACGCCGGGGTCTTCATCGCCCGCTTCGCGTGGGCCGATGTGGCGACCGGCACGCTGCTGCTCAATGTCGGCTCCGGCCTGCCCACCGGGTTCGTCCATCGCGCGATGGAGGGCCTCAACACCGCTTACTTCACGACGCCGTCCTCGACCTCCTTCCTGATCCCGGCGGGTTATCCGGTGGGCGAGGTGTTCTCGGCCGGCGACTTCTGGGTCAGGCACCGGGGCGCTGGCGCCGTCGCGGTGGGCATGAAGGCGTTCACCAAGCTGGCCCACACCTCCGGCGCCAACATGGACGGGGGAACCATCCAGTTCGCCGCCGCCGGCTCGACCATCGCCGGCTGGGTCGAAACGAAATGGATCGCCGCCAGCACCGGCCTCGCCGGTGAACTGATCAAGATGAGCAGCCAGCCGCTCGGCTAAGCCCCAGCGAAACAAATCAAGCCGAGGACAGGAGAAACCCACCATGCGACGCAACCCGGACTTCGCCCGCGACGCTACCTATCTGGAACAAGACTGGGGCATCGTGATGCCCTTCGCGATGGACTACATGCCGCCCGACATGCGCCTGCCACGCGGGATGGCGCTCGACGCGCAGCCCGGACTGATCACGACGCCGAACGCGGCGATCCCCGGTTTTTTCACGCAACTGGTCGATCCCGAGGTGGTCCGCATCCTGCAGGCCCCCAACAAGGGCGCCGAGATTTACGGCGAGCAGAAGAAGGGCACCTGGGTCGACCAGACGATCTTCATTCCGGTGGTCGAGAACACCGGCGAGGTCTCGTCGTACGGCGACTTCAACACGCTGGGCCGCTCGGACGTCAACGAGCAGTGGGAACAGCGGCAGGCGTATCTGTTCCAGACCATCATCGAATACGGCGATCTGGAAGTGGAGCGCGCGGGCGCGGCGCGGCTCGAGTTGGTCTCGGAGAAGCAACAGGCCTCGGCCAAGACGCTCGATAAGTTCATGGACCTCGTCTACCACGTCGGCATCTCGGGGCTGCAGAACTACGGCATCACCAACGATCCCGGCCTCGCCGCCAATCTGCTGCCGACGCTGAAGGCCGGCGGCAACGCCAACAAGTGGATCTTCAACGGCGCGCTGAACGCGACCGCCGAGGAAATCTACAAGGACTTCCAGTTGATGTTCAATCAACTGACCTCGGTGAGCCAGGGCTACATCACCGCCGACAGCCCGTTGACGATGGTGTATCCCAACCAGGTCGCCGCCGCGCTGACCGCCGTGAACAGCTTCGGCATCACCATCAAGGCGTTCATAAAGGAGTCGTTTCCGAACGTCGAATATGTGACCGACCCGCGCTACGCCGGGGTCTCCGGCGGCAACCTCGTGCAACTGATCGCCAAGGAGTTCGACGGCCACAAGACCGGCTACTGCGGCTTCAATGAAAAGAGCCGCGACCACGCGCTGGTCCGTTCGCTGTCGTCCTACGCGCAGAAAAAGACCGCCGGAAGTTGGGGCGCTGTGATCCGCTACCCGCTCGCGGTCGCCGGAATGATCGGGGTCTGAGCCATGCCGGGAACAGTGACCGTCGCCTGCAAGATCGAGAACGGGATCGTGCTGCAACTTTACGAGTTCGAGACGGTGAGCATGCCGGTGATGGGCGGGGGCGTGAAGGAGGTGAAAATGGCGAGGGCGCTGCCCTGGTCTCACCGCCTGAACGGCCCCGCGCGCCGGCTCGGTCAGGACATAACCTACCAGATCGCGGACGGCGCGGCGCTCACGCATGGCGTGGACGCCGACAACTTCGCGAAGTGGCTGGAGCAGCGGAAGGACACGGACATGGTTCGCAACGGTCTGGTGTTCGCCAACGCCAAAGTGCCGGACCTGATCGCCCAGGCGAAGGAACACCGCCTGCAGAAGGGCGACTTCTCGCCGGTCGATCCGAAGGCCCTGCCGGCCGAGTTCAAGGGCAAGGTCGAGACCGCCGTCACGGCGTGAAAGGGTGGCCAGCATGTCAGAGACCGTCACTGTCGCTTCCAGACTGCCGGTGGCCGTGCTGATGCAGACCGACACCGGCCTGCCGGGGATCGAGGCGCGCCAGGTGATCGTCAGTCCCGCCGACCCCGGCGCCATCGATGGCTACGGCATCACCCATGGCGTGGACGCCGCCGCGTTCGACCAGTGGCTGACCGCCCATCCCGAGTTCGCCGCGCACATGGCCGTGGCGACCCAGCAGCAGATCGACGAGCATTCCGATCCGGTCAACACGCACGGCTTCGAGTTGGGCTTCGATCCGGCCGCGCCGCCGATCGAGACGCCGCCGCCGGTCAACCGCGACATCCCCTACATCTGGCAGGACGAGCAGCGGATGCGCTGCACGATGGGCAATTGGGAGAACTACCCGACGGCCTACAGCTACCAGTGGGTCCAGGACGGCACGCTGAATATCGGCGCCGACAACGACACCCTGCCGATGCTGGCGAGTAACGACGGGCACACCATCACATGCGTCGTCACCGCCTCCAACGCCGCCGGCTCGACGGAGGCGCCGCCGTCGAACGCGATCGTCTACCACGCGCCGACCGTGGCCACCTCGGCGGAACTGATCGGGGCCGATTTCACCGACGCCGAACTGGCCAGCCTGATCACGCTCTTCAATAACAATTCCGGCTTCGCGCTGGGCTTCGACATCGTCGTCGATGGGCTCAACCTGAGACTGGCCGCGACGTTCGGCCCGGTCGCCACCGGGGCCGACATCTGCGCGGTGATCAACGCCCAGCTTGGCGCCTGGCTGACCGCCGCGTTCGAGGCGCCCGCCGCGCCCTGGCAGTTCCTGATCCGCAGCGACACGGCCGGCGTGACCTCGACCATCTCCTACGCCTCGGCGCCCAGCACCGCCGCCGCCGCCGGCTCGGTCGGCGCGCTGATGGCCAGCGTCGGGCTGCGCGGCGAAGGCCCGCTCGCCGGGCGACCGACCCAGGACCTCTCCATCCCGATGAAGCTGCGCCAGTCGGTCGGCGCGATCACCGTGCAAGGCATCGACGCCACTACCCCCTGAAGGAGTTTCCATCATGGCCCTGACAATGGTTTCCTCGACCCTGCCGGTCGCGGTGCTGTGCACCGCCACCACGCACCCCGACGGCGTCGAACCCTATTCGATCGGAATCGAAGGGTCGCACTCGCTCGCCGCCGTGAACGGCGTCGGCATCACCTACGACGTGGACGACGCGGCCCTCGGCGAGTGGCTGACCGCGAACCCGGCGATGGCCGACTCGATCAAGGCGATCACCCAGGCGGAACTGGACGCGCTGGCCCTGACCGAGGGCCAGTACGGCTTCGAACTCGGGCTGACGCCGGAAGCGATGTCGGCCGAGGCGGCGCTCGGACGGATGACCCCGGACGACACCCGCGCCACGGTCCTCGCCGCCGCCGGCCGCCGCCGTGACGCCGAGGCCGGCCGGCGCCAGGCCGGGATGCTGCGCCGTCAGGCCGACACGCTCGAGGAACACTCGAAGGCCGAGATCACCGCCGCCGACGCCGCCCACAAGGCCGCCACGGAGGCGCTCGCCGCGAAGGCCCCACCGCCGGCCGCCGCCGCCGCCAGACCCGCCCAGGCGGCCCACCAGGCGGCCCACCAGCCCACCGCCCGCGAGACCCGCGAGGCCGCGCGCGAGGACAAATCCAGATGAGCGGCGTCACCCCGGCGCCTGATCCGAACATCGTGGTGTTCGACTATCCGCACTGGATGGCCCGCTACCCGGAGTTCGCCGGGGTGACGCAGCCGCGCGCCGAGGGCTTCTTCGACGAGGCGTGCATCTATTGCGACAACACCGCCTGCTCGCCGGTGCCGGCGCAGCAGCCCCGCGCGACCTACCTGGAAATGCTGACCGCCCATATCGCGGCGCTGAACGGCGGGCTGGACTCTTGTGGGCAGATCGCCCCCGGCCAGGGCCAGGGCCTCGTGGGCCGGATCACCTCGGCCTCCGAAGGCTCGGTCTCGGTCAGTACCGAATACCCGGTGGCCGGCGATGGGCCGAACGCCGCGTGGTATAACCAGACCCGCTACGGCGCGGCCTTCTGGGTCGCCACCGCGCAGTACCGGACCTTCCGCTACTACCTCGGCCCGCAGCCGTTTCCCGAGGCGAACAACGCCATGCCGTTCGCCGGGAGGCTGGGGACGTGGCGACGCTGACGCGCAAGACCATCGGCGGGATCGGCGGGCTGGCCGAACTGGCGCGCTCGATGGGCGGGCCGCGCACGCTCAAGATCGGCTTCCTCAAGGGCGCGACCTACCCGGACGGCACCTCGGTGCCGATGGTCGCCGCCGTCCAGGAGTTCGGCGGGCGCATCGAGCGCGAGCCGTCGGACCCGGACGCGGGCGGCGGCCAGACCATCTATCGTCAGGTGAACGCGGCGGGCACGGAGTTCCTGCGCGGCGGGCGGTTCGTGCCGCGGGCGCGATCCAACTTCGCCTCGACCCACTACGTCGGGGCCTACGTGATCAACATCCCGGCCCGGCCGTTCTTCCGCAACATGATCGCCGAGCAATCGCCGAAGTGGGGCCGGATGGCGGCCGCGCTGCTGAAGGGCAACGGCGGCGACGTCGACGCCACGCTCGACCTGATGGGCCAGGAAATCCAGGGCCGGCTGAAGGAGAGCATCAACACGCTGATGACCCCGCCGCTGGCCGCCAGCACGATCGCGCGGAAGGGGCACTCCAAGCCGCTGATCGACACGGCCGTCATGTTGAACTCGATAAGTTTCGAAGTCCTCCAGGAATAGACCTCCGGCCGCGGAGTAATCGCCATCAATCTACATCAAATAGCGTCCGGTCTGATCGGCGTCGTCAACCCGTTCACCCAGATCTCGATCCGCCGCTCGACCGGCTACACCACCGCGCCGGACGGCTCGCGCCAGCCCACCTTCACCATCCTCTCGGGCCCGGCCCAGGTGCAGGACCTCTCGCAGGATCAACTGGCCCTGCTGCCGTTCAACACCCAGGCCCTGCGCAAGAACATCTATCTCAACGGCGCCTGGGAAGGGGTCGTGCGCGCCGACGCCACCGGCGGCGACGTCTTCCTGTTCGACAACGCCGAGTGGCTGGTCACGATGGTCGGCGAGCAATGGCCCGGCTGGACCAAGGTGATCGTGACGATGCAGTCGCCGCGCCCGGCCGACCCGTTCGCGGGCGCCCCGCCCTCTCCCTCCCCACACCAGGAGCCTTCGCCATGAGCGGAACGACGCAGCCGGCGGTGACGCCGATCACCGAGGACACGCGAGTGGACGCCGACACCCAGGCGCGGCTGCTGGACTACTGGCGCCGCTACGGGCCGAACGCCGGGGCCATCATGCCGATGGTCGTCTGGGACAACGGCGCCACGCGCTGGGACGGCGGCGCGACCGTCTGGCCCAGCTAACGCAACCCGAAACAAACCGGAGAACCCAGATGCCATCAGCGATCGACGTCACCAAGCCGCAGGCCGGCGAAGCCTTCACCGACGACGTGCGGGCCAACTTCGCCACCGCCGCGGGCGAGATCACCACGCTGCAGGACGCCGTGGCCGCGCCCGCGACGGCCGGGACCAGCTCGATCGGCTCCGGGGCCGTCGTTGCGCACTGGACCGTGGGTCAGGGTGTCCCAGGCGGCGCCACGCCGGGCTTCGACGCCATCGGATCGCTCTACATCGACGCCAATGGCACCAAGGGCTCCGCGCTGTATCTCTCGGGCGGCGACGGCACCTGGGCCGTTCTGAGTTGACGCCATGAGCGAGACGGAGACCACGCGGTCGGTCCAGGTGCTGGAACGGGAGGTGCTCCCGTTCCCCGCCTTCGAGATCGCGACCGAGACCCAGATGGTGGACCCGGACCCGCCGGTGGAATTGCCGCCGATCTATGAGGAGACCTTCGTCCCCGACGATATCGAGCAACGGCTGATTTACTACTGGCTGTGCTACGGGCCGAAGGAATACGCGGCCTCTATCTGCCGGCTCGGGCAAACCTACCCGGCCGAGGAGCCGTCGACGCCGCCGCCGGACAACGTCGTCGAGATCAACCCGCTGCATATCCGCCGCCCGCGGACGATCGGCTTTCATGACGACGGGGTGCGGCGCGAAATGATCCGCAGGGAGTAGCCGCCATGCCGCTGGCGAAAGGTTCCTCCCAGGAAACGGTCTCTCGCAACATAAGCGAAATGGTGGCCGCCGGTCATCCCCACGATCAGGCGGTGGCGGCCTCGCTGCGCGAGGCCCACGACGCGCGACCGCTCTACGGCGCCAAACGGGGCCGCGACGTCTACTACGGCGCGCGCGACCAGCAACCGGCGCTGGTGACCACGCCGAACGCCTCCGTGCCCGGTTTCGCGACCGTGGCCGAGGAGGATGACGACTAGCCGATGGTGGCCCTGGTCAACCTCGGCGACACGGAAATCCTGACCGTCGCGCGGACGGTGCTGCTCGGCCTGCTGCCTGCCGGCGTCGAGGTCATCCGGGCCTACGCCAACCGGGTGCCGGAGCCGATCGGGCCCGACTTCTGCGTGCTGACGCCGCTGCGCCGCGAGCGGCTGTCGACCAACCGCGACACCGACTTCGACCTCAAGGTGATCGGCTCGATCGCGGGCGAGACCATGACGGTGACCACCGGCCCGGCGCTCCTGGCGGGTTACGCGCTGTACGGCCCCGGCGTGGCCCGTGGCAGCGTCATCACCGCCGCCGGCCCTGATCCCCGGACCTACACCGTGGCCCCGCCCCAGAGCGCCCCGGCGGGGACCGTGATCTATGTCGGCCGGCACCTGATGATCCAGCCGGTGGACTTCGTTTTCCAGGTCGACGTGCATGGCCCCGCGTCGAGTAGCAACGTGATGGCGCTGGCCACGACCTGGCGCGACGACGCCGGGTGCCAACTGCTCGCCGCGGCCGCCGCGCCGTTCGAGATGCAGCCGCTCTACGCCGACGACCCGCACATGGCCGCGTTCACCAACGCCGAGGCCACCTGGGAAGACCGCTGGATCGTCGACCTTCACCTCCAGGTCAACACCGTCGTCACGCTCGGCCAGGAGTTCGCCGACGAACTCGACCTCGGCCTGATCCCGGTCGATCTGTTCCTGATCCCCCGCGTCACGCCGCACGCCTGACCCCGCGTCACGCCGCACGACTGACCCCGCGTGCCGTCGCACGACTGACCCCGCGCGCCCGCCGCGCCGCCCCCGGAAATTTCACAACAGGAGACTGCCATGAGCGGCTCAGCGATCCCCGCTGGTCAAATCGTAAACGTCGTTCCGAGCGTCCTCAACGCGGGCGGGGTCGGGCTCGATCTGCTCGGCCTGCTGATCACGACGGACAACCACATCCCGCTCGGCGAGGTCTATTCGTTCCCGAATTTGACGGCGGTGCAGACCTTCTTCGGTCCGACCAGCTACATCGCGGCGCTCGCCGGCACCTATTTCCTGGCCGACATCAACGCCACGAGGCGGCCCGGCGCGCTGCTGATGGCGTGCTACGGCAGCACCTGGCTGCCGGCGTGGCTGCGCTCGGCGCAACTGCCGACCCTGACGCTGGCCCAGCTTCAGGCCTGCACGCCCAACAGCACGATCACCCTGCCGATCGACGGCGTGTCCCACACCTCGCAGCCGATCACGCTCGCCGCCGCGACCTCGTTCTCGATGGCCGCCCAGATGATCGGCGCGGCGCTCGGCTACCTGGGCCTGCCGATCAACGGCACCCCAAACCCGATCGCCGTCGGGAGCATCGCCGGCAACATCCTGACGATCACCGCGGGGATGCCCGGCAGTCAGATTCTGTCGCCGATGATCGTCACCGGGCCGGGCGTGCCGGCGGGCACCTACATCACCGCCAACCTGTCCTCGACCGACAACTTTGTCTCGCACAGCACCTATCAGATCAACCGCTCGCTGAGCATCCCGGCCGGGACGCAATTCAAGATTTATGGCAACCCCTGCTCCTGGGACGCGCAGACGTTCCAGTTCATGATCACCAGCGCGCCGTTCTGGGTGACGGCGACGCCGCACATGCCGTCCATCGGCTACCCGACCGCGTCGGCCGGAAACCTCGCGGGTGTGCTGAAGCTGAACCAGGACACCGGCGCCCGGCTGCAGCCGGTTGGAATGAACTCGAACCCGGCCTTCGGCCTCGCGGCGCCGACGCCGGCCTCGTTCATGGATGGCGTGCTGAAGAAGACCATGAACTGGGCCTCCTTCATGACCGCCTTCGATCCCGACCAGCCGGGGCAGAACACGCAGAAACAGGCGTTCGCCGCGTGGACCAATCTGCAGCAGAGCAACTACCTTTACGTGGCCTGGGACAATGACGTCGCGCCCACCGTTTCGGCCTCGGCGCCGAACAGCCTCGCCAGCATCCTGCATACCTCGCTGTCGTCGGGCACGGCGGTGATTTACTCGCCGAACGTCTCGAACGGGCGCAACCTGGCGGCCTTCACGATGGGGGTCATCGCGGCGATCGACTTCAACCGCCTCAATGGGCGCAAAACGCTGGCGTTCCGCGGCCAGACCGGCATCATCCCCGACATCACCGACGGCGGGATCGCGGCCAACCTCGAAGCCAACTTCTACAATTATTACGGCATCTGGACGACCGCCAACGACCAGTTCCGCTTCCTCTATCCGGGCGTCGTGTCAGGCCCGTATAAGTGGATCGACAGCTTCATCAATCAGATCTGGATGAACAACGGCTTCCAGCAGGCGCTGATGGAACTGCTCACCCAGACCGGCAGCATCCCCTACACCCAGGTCGGCTACACGATGATCAAGGCGGCCTGCCAGGACGTGATCAACGCCGCGCTGAACTTCGGCGCGATCCGCGCGGGAGTGACGCTGAGCGAGGCCCAGATCAACGCCGTCAACAACATGGCCGGCGTGCCGATCGACGGCATTCTGAACAGCATCGGCTACTACCTGCAGGTGCTCGACGCGGCGCCCCAGGTGCGGGGCAACCGCGGAACCCCGCCATGCACCTTTTGGTACGCAGACGGCGGCTCTGTCCAGCGCATCACCCTCGCCTCTGTGATGGTTCAGTAACGTCCAGCAAGCGACAGGAGATTTCCAATGGCGACCATCACCGCCGCGAACGCGGTCTTCATGATTTCGGTCACGAGCCTTTTTCCGACGCCGCAACAACTGCACGGCTTCGCCGCCGACGACGTGTTTTCGCACGCGCTGGTGGCGCCGGTGGAAACGCTGATGGGCGTGGACGGCATCCTCTCCGGTGGCTGGACGCCGCAACCGAAAGTCCAGACCATCGCGCTGCAGGCGGACAGCCCGAGCAACCTCGTGTTCGACACCTGGTATAATGCCCAGGAGCAGGCGCGCGAGGCCTACATCGCGAATGCGCATATCACCCTGGCCTCGATCGGGCGGACCTTCTATTGCGTCCAGGGGTTCCTGACCAACTTTCCGCCGATGACCGACGCGCGCCGGGTGCTGCAGCCGAGGCGGTTCACCATCACCTGGCAGTCGATCACCGGGGCGCCGCTGTAACGTGGCCCGGCGGCGCGAAAAGCTGGTGATCGAGCGGCCCGGCCGCGACCTGGGCAAGGTCTTCTGGATCACCGAAATGAGCGCGGCGGCGGCCGAGTACTGGGCCGGCCGGCTGCTGACCATGCTCGCGAAGGGCAATCAGAACGTCCCGTCGGGGTTCTTCCAGATGGGCGTCGAGGGCATCGCCGCCTGGGTGGCGGTGCACGGCGTCGGCGGCATCGACTGGATCGTCGCCAAGCCGCTGCTCGACGAGATGATGGATTGCGTCACGATTCAACCCGATCCGAACCGGGCGCTGACGCGCCCGCTGATCGAGGACGACATCGAGGAAATCACCACGCGGCTGGCGATCCGGGAGGCATGGTTCGACACCCATCTGGGTTTTTCCGTACGCGCTCGTTACTTCAACTGGACGACGGAACCGTTGGAGGAGACGAACCAGAGTGGGCCGAATATCGCAACCTTCCCAGCGCAACAGTTGGGGCGGTGATCTCGGCGAAACTCGCGACATTGCGCGAACTGCAGACCGTCTACGGCGTGGCCGACCTCTACATGCTGGCCGAGATCATCCAGGTGGACGGCTTCAACCAGCGGCTCGCCAACAAGTGGGCCGCGCGAGAGGACAGACCCAAATGAGCGAAACGGACGGCTGGGTCGGCTTCCGCGGCGCCGTCGGCGAGGACGGCTCGGAGGTCAACGCGCTGCGCTTCCTGGTCCGCTCGGTGCTGTCGGAGGTGGCCACCTCGATGGTGGTCAAGGTCGTGGCGGTGCGCAAGAACGGCGAGCTGGGCCAACCCGGCACGATCGACGTGACCCCGCTGGTGCACCAGATCGACGGGCTGGGGAACGTCCACCCGCACGGAACGA